GCACAGCTTCTGCCAAGTCGCAAGGAATCTGCCATCCTGCGCAGAAATGAGGATCTCCGTCAGAATACCAGTATTCTGGAAGTTGATTTCTGCCAGTAGCGGGTGCGCCTCAGTAATATCATCAAGCACCGCATCAATAACGGTGGTCGGCAGGGTTTCATCTATCAGAGTCAAAGCCTGCTGCGGATTACCAGATTTCATTGCATCGATCAGTTTCTGGTAGTATCCAGTTTCCTGGCTAGTTAGAGCCCTGGCACCGCGGCCGGCAAGGATCTGATTGTCAGCGGCCTGAACCATCCCCTGGGCCTCAGCCATTACGGCTTCCTGCAGCATATCGGTATACTCGGTAAACGCCTGGGAAAATGCCTCCTCGTTGCCGTCTTTTATGGCCTGGTTCATTTTGACCATGATCTCAGCTTTCTTTTGGTTCAGTGCATCAGGATTTCTCAATTTATTCTCCTCCTTCTTTTGGGCGGAACAGTGCCGCCATTAGGTTTACAACTTTGTTCTCCTGGGGTTCGGGGTCTGGTTCAGGATCAGGATCGGGATCGGGTACCGGGTCAGCTGGCGGATCATTTACCACCGGGACATCCTCAACCAGCTGCCTCAGCTGCGCTGCCAGACTCTTATTGACCTCGATCTGTTGTGTAATGGTGAGGTTGGCCTTTTGCAGCATTTCTTTAGCCTGCGTTAAGTCGGCATCCTTTTCGGCATATTCATCGGCCAGGCCGTATTCGATACATTGCTCAGCCGTCAACCAGGTCTCAGATGCCATCATCTCAATTAGATTTTCCTCGGTCAGCTTGTCTCCAGCCTTCTGTAGAAATGCCTGACGATTGGCCTCCATGATTACATCCAGGTCATCGGCAGCCTTCCTTAACTCCCGGGCATTACCTATGACGACATTCCATGCGTCATGAATCATCATGAGGGTATTCTTGGGCATTACTACCTTGTCTCCAGCCATTGCAATTACAGCGGCTATGGAGCACGCAAACCCATCTACGTAAACAGTTTTTTGTGCTGGGTGCCGTTTGAGCTGATTATAGATTGCAGTTCCCTCAAATACGCTGCCGCCATAGCTGTTTATGTAAATATTGATTTGCTGTATATCAGGATATTTAGCAAGTTCACTGCGAAAATGATTAGCTGATGTTTCGCTCTCAATCACCTCGTCAGTCCACCAGTCATAACTATCCGGTTCAACATAGCCATAGATATACATGTCAAGAGTTCCAGGAGTAGCTGATTGCTTTATTTCCCAAATGCGCTTTCGCTCTTTCTTCAAACCGTCTCACCTCCCTTCAAGGCTGTTTCTATAGGCTGATAATTACGTGTCATCCATCTTGCCCTGCTCCAATCAGTATTAAGCGGCTCCATTCCCATAGTCTCCAGACAGTCATCTATGCTGTATGCTCCAATCCGGAGCAGCACATCAAAGGCATTGGCCACATCCTTAATATCAACCACTCTAATTCGGCTGGTATCCAGTTTCATATAGGCACGTTCCAGGTATGCTTTTTTACCATACATTTTGCGGTTAATCTCATCAGTCAATAATTCAGCCAAAGGATTTACGCAAAACGTCAGCAAATCGGTTACTGCCTTACCGGTATCAGCTACTGTACCTTTGAGTAGCTGTGGTGGCACCTGGAAGCCTATAGCCACAAAGTCAAAGATATCATCAATAAAAGCCCGTATATCTCGGCCCTCAACTCCACCTTTTACGCCGATATTGCTGGACAGCTCATTGTATTTCATATTGTTTGATAGCGGCAGCACGGCTCCGCCTTCGGCCTCAAAAAACCGTTTAAACCTTTCAGACAGCAGGTTGTTCAGATCTTGTTGGGCCTTTTCTGTCTGAGGGTAGTTTGTCGGTATTTCCAACCAACCACGCCGGGCATTATTCTTTTTGTAGTGCCCCTGGCTGGCCACGATGAGCTTTGAATAGGATTGATATAAGCCGTCAATAACGGTTTTTATCTTCTCGTTGTGCAATTCAAAATGGAATACCTGGGATTCCGTATAGACGTTTTTAAGCTGATAGTCCGCTATGACAATGTTTTTATAAATATTTTCCTTGAACGCAAACGGCACCAGGTCGTAACTGTCAGCTATGTAAAACTTGCCGGCCTGTTGGATGACCAGGCAGTCATTGTCATATACCAGCTTATGGATCACATCGCGCCAGAACTTACTAGCCGACTTATTCTGGTTCGGCTCAACGTTAAACAGGTAATAATTATCTTTACGGACTTCCTGGCCTTTCTCATAAGTTTTAAACTCGCTGCGGGCTACTGCATTGGCGATTAGATTTACACATGACTGAATGGCCAGCTCCTTGTAAAAGACTTCTCCGGCTATGTTCCCGATATAGGCATCCAGGCCGATAGTGCTTACGTCTTTATTAAACAACCCAGTAAACCAATCCCATAAAATCAAAATCTCACCTCCTAGTAGGTAACAACATCGTAGCTTACGAAGTCCCCGACTTCGGTAAGCTCGTCATCCAACGTCAGGGCATGAATTAAGCCGAAGAACCCGTCTGTTTTCCGGGTCTTCGGCTCGATTTTTTTATAGGTTATATTCCCCTTGGCATCCAGCTCCTGGTACGTGTTGTTTATGTACCAGCGCATTGTCATATTGTCATCCAGCACCAATGTTTCTTCTGCAAATATTGATTCAATTAAAGGTGCGACTTTAGCGTGAGTAATAGGGCCACTGCGCACCTCAGTTAGTGGTAGCCCCACCTCTGTAAATTTAGCTTTTAACATGCTGGCTCGAAATGAGTCGCAGGCTATGTTTTGAATGTTATATTTTTTAGCCTGCTCCAGGAACCAACCCGCTATTTTATCAGCACTTATTGAATCCTCCCGAATTATTGTTATCAGTCCCTTATCAACTGCCTCCTGGATTGGAAATTTAATGGGCCGGCTTTCAATCTGCAAAGCTTTATGGCATACAAAAGTATGCTCAATGTAACACCTCAGTCCCATATACTTAAATAGGAGTCCGCAGCTGGCGAAGTCGGTAATCATTGCATAGTCTATAGCTCCAATACAGCTTAAGCCCTCTAATTCGTCATACGGTATAGGCTTGTTTGTGGCCAGGATCTTCTCCCAGGGCGCCACAATTTCAAAATTATCTTCCGCGGGGAAGTTCATCCGCTTGGTTAGAAAATCCAGTGCTATATGCGGCTGATACTTCATCTTGATTGCAGCCTTATCAAGCTCTTTTTTTAGCTCAGGAAAGTAAGGCAGTGATGGATTAGCCTTTACCCACATTGCCGGATCCAGGGCCTCTTCTTTTGTGTCGATCTTATAGATGAGCGGTAACAGGCCCAGGTCGGTTATCTCTCCGGACAAAACCTTTTCAGCCAGTTCCAGCTGATCATCCAGGACGCCACCTCTAACATAGCCGTTAGTGGTTATGTAGAATACCCTGGAATGCTTGCGCTTCCCAAACCCGGACGTAAAGACCTTTATCATCTCATAGTCTTCATACTCATGGATCTCGTCGAAAATCAAACACGCCGACCGCTTGCCGTCTTTGGTCTTAGCGTTCGACGTGTTGTATTTGATGTATGAGTTAGTCCTGATATTAGCGATCAGCTGCTTGGTCTTATAGAAAAACCTTTTAGACTTTTGCCAGGTCCTTTCAAGCACTCGGTATATATCATCAAAGCTTGTTTTGGCCTGATCTTCGCTGTTTGCAATAATATCAACGTTATAGCCTGTAATCCCATGATAATGAGTGGTCAGGTACCAGGCCACCGGGGATATAAAACCATTCTTCCCGTTGCCTCTCCCCAGTACCAGCAGGAATTCATCAAATACAACCATGTCGGTTGACTTATAATAGCAATGGATCAGGGCAAAAAGAAAGAGCTCCCAGTCCAGCAGCGTCATTTCAAAGTATCGCTCTGTGAGCTCTACGGCTTTCTCGATTTTCTCATGGTCGATATATACGTCTGGATTGTCAAGTTTAAACTCGATGTAATCCATGGCCTGCTTTAACTCTTTGGAAGAGAGGATCTCCCCGCTTCGGATCTTGTCCATGTAGGAGTCTATGTACGGGTGGTAATTACATTTCCTCGTCGTCATAGACATCATCTACTTCAAATTTGCTGGCCTTCAATCCAAGCTCACCCAGTATTTTTAGCATTTGAGCATTGGTCTTGTTCAGTTCAGCAATGGAGTCATTTTTTTTGTACCCCCATTGGTTTTCTCCGTTTTGGTATTTAGCAGATACCCCTCTTTTTTTTATATCGGCGATAAGCTTATTTTTTATATCCCACATGGCCA